ATTTTTTACCAATCAAATTACCATGGTATGTACACCCAGAAAGAGACCAAACATGGAGAAATTCACAAGATGCTTTATTAGGTGATCCTAGATTAGCTGCTCAGGAATGTGATTGTGATTTTAGCACATCGGGTGATATTGTATTTTATAATGAATATTTAGAATTTTATGAAAAATCCCATATTAAAGAACCAATGGAAAGAAGAGGTGCTGATCAAAATTTATGGGTTTGGGAATCTCCTGATTACAGTAGAGATTATATGGTTGTAGCTGATGTTGCTCGTGGGGATGGAAAAGATTTTTCTACTTGTCATGTAATGGATGTTGAAAATAATGTACAAGTAGCTGAATATAAAGGACAATTAGGTACAAAAGAATTTGGACATTTATTAGTAGGTTTAGCTACTGAATACAATGAAGCAATGCTTATTATAGAAAATGCAAATATTGGCTGGGCTACAATTCAAGTAGCTATAGATAGATCATATCCTAATCTTTATTATTCACAAAAGAGTGACTCCTCCAATGCTAATTCGTATTTTGATAGATATCAAGACCACTCCAAAATGGTTGCTGGTTTTACTATGTCATCTAGAACACGACCTATGGTAATAGGTAAATTTCAAGAATATATAGCAGATAAAGGGGTAACAATACAATCAAGAAGATTAGTAGAAGAAATGAAAGTGTTTATTTGGAAAAATGGTAGAGCAGAAGCACAAACAGGATATAATGATGATTTGGTTATGGCTTTTGGTATTGCAATGTATATTAGAGATACAGCATTAAAATTAAGGCAACGAGGTTTAGATGTAACTAGAAAAGCACTAAACAATATAAAAGTAAATAGAACATCGTATCAAGGAGGATATTTTGCTAGTGGTAATGATAATCCTTACCATATAGATACAGATGGAGGTAAAGAAGACATTAGTTGGCTTCTATAATTAATATTTATAACAATAACTATATACAATGGCAGATAAAGGCTTATTTAGTAGACTACAAAGATTATTTTCAACAGATGTAATTATACGAAATGTTGGAGGGGATCAAATAAAAGTAATTGATAGTAGTGCAATTCAACAAAATGGAGAATTACAAACAAATTCTTTAATCGATAGATATAACAGATTATATTCAACAAACCCTTCATCTTTATATGGGGCCCAATTTAATTTTAATTATCAATATTTAAGACCTCAACTATATTCAGAATATGACGTAATGGATCAAGATGCGATTATTGCTTCTGCCTTAGATATCATAGCTGATGAATGTACACTTAAAAACGATATGGGTGAAGTATTATCTATTCGTTCTAGTAATGAAGCTGTTCAAAAAATATTATATAATTTATTTTATGATGTATTAAATATTGAATTTAATTTGTGGGCGTGGGTAAGACAAATGTCTAAATTTGGTGACTTTTTCTTAAAATTAGAAGTTGCTGAAAAATATGGGGTTTATAATGTAATACCATACACGGCCTATCATATTTCAAGAGAAGAAGGCTTCAATTCAGAAAATCCATCAGATGTAAGGTTTAGATATGACCCCAATGGCTTAGTTAACCCAAGTTCAGGAATGTATTCTACTCCTAATAATAATTCTCAAACAGAAAATGGTATTTTCTTTGACAATTATGAAATGGCTCACTTTAGATTAATTGGAGATACTAATTATCTTCCTTATGGTCGTTCATATATTGAACCAGCTAGAAAATTATTTAAACAATATACTTTAATGGAGGATGCAATGTTAATCCATAGGATTTCACGTGCCCCAGAAAAACGTATTTTTTATATGAATGTTGGGTCTATTCCTCCAAATGAAATAGATTCATTTATGCAAAAAACTATTTCAAATATGAAACGTACTCCCCACATAGACCAAAAAACAGGTGAGTATAATTTAAAGTATAATATGCAAAACATGATGGAGGATTTTTACATCCCAGTTCGTGGTAATGATACTACAACAAAAATTGATACTACAAAAGGTTTAGATTATGATGGTATCCAAGATGTTGAATATTTAAGAGATAAATTATTTGCAGCACTTAAAGTACCAAAAGCTTTTTTAGGGTATGATGAAAATATAGAAGGTAAAGCAACATTGGCTGCTGAAGATATTAGATTTGCTCGTACAATTGAAAGAATCCAAAGAATATTAGTTTCTGAACTTAATAAAATTGCACTTGTACATTTATATTCTCAAGGATATAGAGATGAAGCTCTAACTAATTTTGAGTTATCAATGCAAACACCATCAATTATATTTGAACAGGAGAAAATTGAATTAATGAAATCTAAAACTGAATTAGCAACTTCATTATTAGAAAACAATCTATTACCTACAGATTGGATATATGATAATATTTTCCATTTATCCGAAGATCAATATGATGAATATAGAGATTTAAATAGAGAAGATGCTAAACGTAAATTTAGACTAGCTCAAATTGAAGCAGAAGGAAATGATCCTGTTGAAACAGGTAAATCATATGGTACCCCCCATGATTTAGCATCATTATATGGTAAAGGAAGAATGTACTCTGACCCTGGTAATGTACCAGATGGGTATAATACAGATTCGGATCTAGGTCGCCCTAAAGATAGTATTTCGAACCGTGGAAAACAAAACAGTAACTTTGGTAAAGATCCACTAGGTACTAAACGTATGAAAGATACTGATAAAAATGATTCATCCGATAGCAACACAGACACTAATAAATCTGGATTAGCTTTGGAAAATGCTCAAATAACTTTTTTAAAAAACAAAGATATATTTAAGAAAATGAACAAAAAACAATTAGTTTTTGAGCAAAATAAAGATACATCTTCATTATTAGATGAAAACCAGTTAAAGAAGTAAAAACCTTTACATATTTATAAATAAATATATTTTTTGATGAAAATAAAACACTCCAAGTACAAAAACACAGGTATACTGTTTGAACTATTGGTGCGTCAAATTACCGCTGATACATTAAAAGGTGGAGATTCTCCAGCTATTGATATTCTTAAAGAATACTTTGTAAAAACTTCTTTAGGTCGCGAGTATAAGTTGTATGAATCAGTACTAAAATCTAATGTTTTAAATGAAGGAAAAGCTAATATAGTAATTAGTACTATACTTGAATCTTCTAAAAGGTTTAATCGCACTTCATTAAAGAAACAAAAATATAACTTAATTAACGAAGTCAAAAAACATTATAATCTAGATGTTTTCTTTGGTGCTAAAATTAAAAATTATAAAGAACTAGCAGCTTTATATACATTAATTGAAAACCATAATACAGAAATAAATACAAATGTTGATCAAGTTATTGATAATAAAATAACTTTATTAGAATATTTAACTAAACATGAAGTTAATACTAAAGAAGTTAAAGAAGATGTTCTTAAGGAATTTCAAACTTATGATAAAGATTTAAGAATACTTACTTATAAAGTACTTTTAGAAAAGTTTAATAGTAAGTATGATAATTTATCTAGTGAACAAAAACAAGTTCTTAAAGAATTTATAAATTCAGTAGACTCAGCTCCTGGATTAAGAGACTTTTATAATAGTAAAATAGATGAGTTAAAATCTACTTTAAACGAAGAAGCTAAAACTATTAAAGATAAAGCTACTCAAATTAAAATTACTGAAGTATCTAAATATTTAGTTGAACTAGATAAAACAACTAAAGTTGGTAATGATAATTTAGTTGATTTGTTACAATATTACGAACTAGTAAAAGAAATTAAAGTAGCAAATGGCGTACAAGTATAAACTTTCTGAAATGTCTAAAACTGCTTCTCCCGAAGCAGCAGAAAAAGAATTAGATAAACCTAAATCTGGGTTTAAAGTTGGTGATGTAACAATCAGTCCTGATGGCACTTCAAAATCTACTATATATAAAATTGATAGTGAAACAGGTCAAGTTAGTTGGAAAATAGAACAATTACCTGGGTATGATAAATTATTTGGTGAATTAGATGATGTAGTAGCCACAGCAAAAAGAACAGCTCAAAAATCAAAAGATGATCAAAAATTTAGAGAATTTTATGATCAAATACGTCAAGTAAGAAATCAGGTTAGAACTCATATCCGAAAATTCCACCCTGAAATATACCAAAGAATTCAGTTAAGAATGGATGAAGCTACAGGTATTAATGGGGATGTAATAGATTTAAATCCTTCCAATAAAACAAAATTATCTAATTATGTTAAATTACCACACCATTTAGCTGCCGCTTTATTAGATGTAGCAGATGAAATGATGGCGGATGAAGCAACTACTATTAGTTCTCAACCTCAAATAAAACAAGCTCTTGCATTATTAAAAAAAGCAGCTGAAAAAGCTATGACAGGAGAAAAAGAAGTTGAAGAAATGTCTACTTCCGCAGGTGCTGGTTCATATTTAACTAAATATGCTTATAAAAAACCTAAAAAACAACAAAAATTATCTGAAGGTAATGAAGAAGCTATTACTTATTTTCAACAAGCAATAAAGTTAAGTCATACTAATAAAGTAAGAAACCTTATATTAAAAGCTGCTAAAGA